GAAAAAATGATTGAAAAAGAGAGAAAAAAGGAAAAAGTTCTCTATACAAGAAAGAAAAAAACGTATAAGAATAAAAAAAACAATACTGTAAAACAAAATAAGGGGCCGACCGACATCCGATGGTTATTAGATGTGCATGGTATTGGTCCCAAAAAGGCGGATGAATTAATAAAAAAAGGTATAAACAGTATAGAAGATTTGAAAAAGAATGAGGATTTGTTAACACGTTCTCAAAAGATCGGTTTAAACTATTATAATGATGTGTTAAAAAGAATTCCAAGAGACGAGATAGATGAATTTAAAAAGATATTTGATAGAGAATTTAATAAAGTAAAGGAGAAGGATAGTAAGTATGAGATAGTGGGTAGCTATAGACGGGGTGCAAAAACATCCGGAGATATAGATTTAATTATAACCTCCAAAAATCCAGAGGTATATACGCGTTTTATAGATGCATTAGATACAAAGGACATTATTTTGGAATTTCTATCGCGTGGAAAGGTGAAGTGTTTAGTGATTGCCAAATTACCAGGCAGTGATGTAGCGCGAAGAGTTGATTTCTTATTTTGTTCACACGAAGAGTATCCATTTAGTGTGTTGTATTTTACAGGAAGCAAAGATTTCAATATGGCAATTCGTAATTATGCATTAAACTTGCATCTATCATTAAACGAACATGGATTATATAGAAAACCGAAATTCGGTGTAAAAGGAAATAAAATAAAGAAGGAGTTTGAAACAGAAAAGGATATATTTGATTTTTTACATTTGGAATATAAAGAACCAAATGAAAGAATAAATAGTGGTAGTATAGTGTCTACGGTGCCAATTATAAGTGATAAACATGCGGAAGAAAACAATCCAACGTGTTATAAAAGTTGTGAAACGGTTCCAAAGAGGAAATGTGCAACTGGTTGTAATCCAAGTTGGACATCAAAAAAAATGAAAGAAACTAGAAATTGGTGTCATTGTAATTTAAAAGGGAAAAAGTGTTTAAAAGATATTTGTAGTAAGAAGTGAGTGAGTTATTTTTTGGTAATATTGTCATATACATTAAAATAAATAAATACGAGTAGGAACACGGTAAGACAACCGAGTGCCATGTTTAATGCGATTTCAAGACCGAAATCAAGGTATCCAGCGACTAAATCGCTAATGGTATGTCCAAGTAACGCGCCATATAATGCACCATTAACACCGATGCCCTCAAAAAGGTTGTCAATATGTATTCCGGCAATAGCAGATATGGCAACAATAAAGTTATCAATAAATCCGAAATAGAATCCTTTCATGTATTATATTATAAGTGAACATAATATAATAATTACCATTTGGTTTTCTTGACGTTGATGGAGGGTCCGGTTTTTTTCTTTGATTTACTTGGGTCGTACATTTCATCTTCGTCATCAGATCCTAAATTCTTGGAAATATCCCAAAATTCTTTGGATCCAAGTTTGAAATCAGGATGTTTTTCGGCTTTATACCAAAATATTTGATCATTTAATTTGTTGGATTTTGCATTGTTATTTATTACTAAACATTCGTAATTCTCGGTAGTTTGGTCCATAACCGCGCAAAAGGCTTCTAATGTAGGAAACATACTGGCATAGTTTTCCCAAATTCTTTTACGATTTGTTAAATAAGGTTCTCTTAAAATGAATACATAATCAATATTTGTTCTCAAATTGGGTGGTATACCGAGAGGATATTGCATAGTAATAATGAGCATAATTTTCCAATGCCTACCATTCATGAATAAAAGTCTCATCATTTTGTCTCTAGTCCATGATTGGTCATATAAACAATCATCAAGAATAACAAATGCACGTGGATCAATGGTACATCGTTTGTAAGTTTCCATTTCTTTATTAATCTGTTTTAATACCGTTTTTTGTCTCCGCAGAATATTTTCTATTAAAATGGTATTGTATTCTTCGTGAATGAATAGTTTAGGTATATGTTTTGCATAAAATCCATTACCGGCTTCTGTTCCGGAGATTACTGTTCCGATTGGTATGTCCTGATGATAATACAATAAATCACGAACTAAAAACGATTTACCAGTATCACGTCTACCAATCATAACAATCACCGGACCTTTATTTTCATCCGGTTTAAATGTTATTTCTTTCATACTGAATTTTTTCATTTCCAATGTCATTTTTAATATATAGTATATTTTGATATGTTTTTAGTCTTTTGAACGTGTAAGATATTAGTTTAAATAGTAGATTATTTTTATATTATACACTTATAAACTAATGCCTAAATTTGAATTATCCTATCATAAAGTACCAAAAAATATAGGAATATTTAATGATTTGTCATTTTCCTTTTTTAATGATTCATTACAATATTATCCATATTCTTTAGACAAGTTACAAAACTACAATCCATTGTATAATGAATTATTTAATTTAGACAAAAGTACTTATAATAGAATTACTCTAAATCATCGTTATCAGTTTGTATCTAACAAAATTATATTTGATACTTCTTTGAATGTCACTATGAAGAAAGATTTTTTTGTAAAGTTCTCCCCTTTGGTTGATCCAATCAAATACATGACTGGAAAATACAAAGAGTATAATATGAGTTTACCTGTATTTGAAAAGAATCCTGAAAATATATTCAAAAAACTGATAGAACCAAACAATGTTTCTTATACTGATAATTTTTTCTATTACCTTACAAGTCAAGTTCTCAATTCTCATCAATTTATTCATGCAACAGATTATTATGGTTCTTTTCTTGCTATCCAAGAGAAATTCAAATGTGATATATCGGATGATTTAGAATATCTATACTCTTCGGATCATTTTAATAAAAATTTAAACAAATTGCACTTCATTTCCGAGAATGATTCGGAATTTCATAATTTCGGGTCTAGATCAAACAAAAAGAAATTGCAGATCTCTTCTTTAACAGACAAGACGATTCCTTTTTCTACTTTACCCGAACTTTCTCTAAATACAATTGAGAACTTGGATACAGAAATACACGATAATTTGATTTATGAGAATAACAATATTAAACCTAGAAATACATCGGAATCTACACTAGATTCAGACGACAATAGCGAAGTTTCAAACTCAACCGAGTCTTCTGATGAAAATAAAAATGAAAACAATTCTGAAGATATTGAGAACCTGTCGGAAAGTGACATAGAAAGTGAAGAAGATTTTGATAGTGATTTTGGTGATGACAAATTAGCATTTGTAAAAGATTTCCCTGTTCAGGCGATTTGTATTGAAAAATGTCACGGTACAATGGATCAGTTGTTTGAAAATGAACAAATGACGAGTAATCAAGGAGTATGTGCTGTATTTCAAGTAATTATGACATTGTTATGTTATCAAAAATTGTTTCATTTTACACACAACGATTTACATACAAACAATATAATGTATGTTGAAACAGATCAGGCATACGTGTATTATAGATACAACAAAGTATATTATAAGATACCCACTTATGGAAAAATTTATAAAATAATTGATTTCGGAAGAAGTATTTTCCGATTTAAGAATCGTCTATTTTGTAGCGATAGTTTTTCTCCCGAAGGGGACGCTACTTCGCAATATAATTGTGAACCGTATTTTAATCCAGAAAAACCACGTATAGACCCTAATTTTAGTTTTGATTTATGTAGACTCGGTTGTTCATTATACGATTTTATTATAGACGATGACGAAGATCCACAATATTTCAATGAATTACAAAAAATAGTGCAATTGTGGTGTACTGACGATAAAGACAAGAATATATTATATAAGAAGAATGGAGAAGAGAGATATCCGAATTTTAAATTATACAAGATGATTGCACGTAGTGTACACAACCATACTCCCGAAAATCAATTGAAAAATCCTATTTTCAAAAAATTTGAAATATCGTTTGGAGATATTCATACAGACAATATAATGGACATTGATAGTATGCCTGCCTATATATAAAACTGCACGAATGTAAATATATAGTATTATGTATATGTCCGACGAATTTAACATATGGTACTATATCAAGGATTTTACCTGTTTTAATAAACTACACAATAAACA